GCTTGATCTGCTGCTCCATCTCCCCTCGAGTTTTGACACGCTTTGTTTCTTGTTTGTTCTTGCGCGTCATTACTAACGACGTTTGTCGAGCCCCATCCAGCCCGACGAATTTCCTCAAAGATCTGTTCTCTAAGAGGGTGATGTCTAAATACATGTTTGTACTGGTTCAATTGTTCTACGGTTTGCTCGGATGGGCGAGTGTAAATCAAATTGTGGAGGGTCTTGCCCACATTAAGTGGTACTACAGACCCAGCCTCCCAAGCTTGACTACAAAACTCAAATTTAGAATCTGAGACAGTGGAGTACTTGAGCACCTTGCCGTACTTATTGTATAAAGCATCTGAACTATTTGGATCTTCTAGGGCATCATCACCCATTGCTAAACACCAAGTTCCTCCTGCTTGGAAACAGGAGCCCACTCGGCGACGCGAGTTGGTAGAGCCGGTAAACTTGGCTCCACTTTTCATGATACCCCCCAATATTTGTTCAAAGACATGGCCGTCCGTTGTAGAGAAGGTTCCCCATGCTGCACAATAGAAACGATTATGTATTCCATTGGCTAGGGGAGTTCCTTTACACTGATAAAGATCGACTCTTGATCGGGCTTCATCTAGAAACTCATAGGTGACCATTGACCAATCCCAGTGGAAAACATCCTTGCATGCGCAGGGAAGTTTCACCTGTTCTAGGAAAGACAAGAGATCCTCGTCCTCCAGGCCCATTCCGGGCTTTGAAGGACAAGTTTGCCAATTGGCGATCTCATGCTCGTCTTGTCTGAGAAAGAAGAACCTATCAACACCTCCGTTACATAACGAATCGGAATGTATCAAACGCCATGCTAAAGAATTCATTTTCTTTCTTTTAGTTGGCTCATTCTTAAGAAACAAACGGATAACGTCTGTTAGCCCCAAGACAATTAAGTCGAGGGGCCTAAGAGATGTGACTAGTTCATGGGGCATTGCCATCAGTAAATGTGTCCTAGCCAGCATCGTGTCTATGACACGACCACGGTGCTGGTCAAGCAGTTTCTCGTTGGTAGCTCCAAGGTAGGTCCAGGGCATACCCGGACTTGATCTATTCTTGACCAATCCGGCCATAACACCTGGAACACCTAAAATAACATCAGCGAATTTTCTAAAATATTCTTCATTAAAGTGAGTGACTATTGGGTCGACTTTTGGGTAGACTTCGAGGAGTTTCCTCGCGACTTCTTCCCTTTCTTCAACACTTGGGTCTTCTCCACGCTTTTCTGATCTGGATCTAGCGTGATATCGGAGACTATCGAGCTCTGCTTTTCCTCCTGAGGGAGGTTTAACATACTCTCTAATTTCCGGGAAAGATTCGACAACGTTTTGGAACTGTTCTGGATAGGTTGTCTTGACGCCTTTTGCAGGGAGTTGTAAACTTTCAACAACTCCGACTTCTCGGATTTCTCCAGAGAATCCGTTGTGTTGCTCGTCTGCTCCGGGGTCTTCGACTCCAGTCGATTGATAAGGGTCTCTAAGGAATTCAACCGGTGAATCATTGACTCCAACAACAAGTCCTTGGAGTTCAACGTGGGCTCTGAGGGCGGCAGCATATTGCTGGTTTTCTTCCGCCCAATTTCTGACGAAATCGTAGGCTTGCTCTCGTTTTGAGGGCTCTCCTCCGTAGCGCTTCCACTCGGTTGTTTGTCCTTTGAGACGTGAGAGTTCGGACACTCTCTCACGCAAGCTTTTAAATGCTCTACCCTTGTGAGCTTCGAATCCAAGCTTTCATATTTGAGGCCTGTGTCTGTGACCGGGTTCCTCTTTTCTACAGGGCTTTTACCAGGTTTTCTCTTTCGTAACCTGGTCAAGTTACTTGTAGGCTTGGTGCTCTTTGGTTTTGTACTTTCAAAAGAATCAAAACCCCTATTGAAATCTCTGTCATCAGAGGATCTATCATCATAAACTTGCCGAGGGACATAAAGGTCATCAAACTCATCGTCTTCAGAGAAATATGTCTCCTCAAGGGAATGGTAATCTTCATATTCAGGATTGACCACTAAATTGTAGTTTCCTTCATAATCATTGGCAAGAATAAACTTATCGTACTTTTCCTCAAAGCTATCAAAATCGTCGTCAAATTCACCCAAGTAACGGTGGGCCAAACTCCTATGAAAGAAGTTATGGCTCTCCGAAACTGGTACTAGAAAATCTAGAATTAACCCACGATTACTGACTTCGGGCTCACCTGCTTGCAGGTGCATAGCAGCAACACGGTCTCCAATAAACAAAGGAGCACCGGAAGCAGAATTCCAAGATGAACAACTGTGCAATACTACCAAACCATGAGAAAGTCCCAAGAAAGTTCCTGTAG